GTATTAATACTGTAAGATCCTGCACCACTAGATGCTCCACCAAATGTAGACGATTGAATATTTGTGCCAGAGACGGAGTATGATGCTCCTACTCTTGCCGATTGAACTGCTGCACCCTGCACACCCAACTGAACTGAATCAGTAATTCTCGAAGTAATTTCAGCTGCGAATGACGAAGGCATAACGAAAAAGGATGCCGCAAGTGCGGTGATTACCTTTTTCATGTTCGGTTTCTCCTAAAATGTTTAAATAACGACCTGAGGTATTTATGCTATAAATATCTTTCGGATGCCTTCGGGGTCCACTACAAACAACTCGCTTATTTAAGGAGAAGTAGAATGCTTACTACCACTACATTGGATACTTTTTGGAAAGAATACGCACCACACGCTGTAGGTCTGGATGATATTTTTAACCGACTAGATGCTATGTCTGGTCACAATATTAACTATCCACCCTACAACCTAATCAAACATGACTCGAGTAATTTCACTATTGAAGTTGCACTTGCAGGATTTAAGAGAGAAGAGATCGAAGTCTCTACTGAACAAAACATTCTCAGAGTTACCTCAAAGCATGAGGACAAAGATACTACAAGAACTTACCTACACAAAGGATTATCGAAAAGGAGTTTCAACAGATCTTGGCAATTGTCTGAAGACGTAAGAGTACGAGATGTAAGATTTGAAGATGGACTACTAACAATCGATTTGGAAAAAATTATTCCAGAACATCAAAAGAGAACAACTTACGACATCAAGGGCAGTGCTCCACAACTACTTACAGAAAGTTGATAAATAAAACAAACAGAATAAGGGAGAAGGGCTTGACCCCTCCCTTTTTTGTGTGTATAATGGAGATGAACATGAATTTTTATTTTAATTTAGTTCCTAGTGGGTATGAAGATACAACTGATACAATTACAGTTGAAACACATCCACACGTAATGGATTATCTTCTGGCACATGCTAGAGAAATTTCACAACAAAAAAATATTACTGAGCAAAAATCTCTTAAAGAGATTGTAAACGAATCTGTAAACATTATTTCTGGTAAAAGGTATGACCGTAAAAATCGCAAAACTAAGAACAGGTGAAGATGTTATCTGCGATATCAGTGAAATCGTAGAGCAAGGTAGTTCTATTATGATGAATAATAATATGCCTTCTCCTGAAAGAGTTGTTGCCTTTCAATTTAGTGAACCCTATAATGTTTGGGTTGATCAAGAAAGCGCACAAATTTTACTTGAGGGGACTGATGAACCACAAAAAATTAATGATATTAGACTTAATTTGTTTCCTTGGGCTCCTCTCAGTGCAGATAGAAAATTTGTAGTCTCTCTTTCAGAAGTAATTTCAATTTACGAACCTCATGCCGAGGTTGTTAACAAGTACAATCAATTAGTTGGAGCAAAGAATGGAACAAGTGAAAGTACTATTATTACGGAATAGTAATGATTATTATATTGGACAAGTAACAGAGCTTGATGAAGAACCTTCAATTCTTGTAGAACAATGCTATGAAATTGTAGAGTGTGCTGAGTATGGTCCTGAACCAGAGCAATTAGAAAAGAAAGCATATTCTTTAGAAGGAATTCATTTAAAAACATCTGCTACAAAAATTGATGAAGGTGAAAAAGATTGGTTTACTTATGAGTATGTAATTCTCAAACCTTATCCTAAGTACACTTCTCAGCGAGATCTCTTCTTGACATCTGACGCCATTGCTACTATACTGGAACCTGAGGAAGCAATCCTTGGACTGTATAAAAAGTATTTGGAGAAGGAATGAAGTTCTATACTAATGTTCAATTGTTGGGTGATAATATCCTCTATCGTGGATATGATAGAGGAGAACAAGTAACGGTGAAAGAACCTTTTTCTCCAACTATGTTTGTTCAATCACCTAAGAAAACAAAGTATAAAACACTAGATGGATTGTATGTAAAACCTATTAGATTTGATTCTCCAAGGGATGCTAGGGATTTTATATCCAAGTATTCTTCTATGGAGAATTTTTCTGTGTATGGAAATGAACGGTTTGTTTATCAGTACATCGCTGAGCAACATCCTGAAGATGAGATGCACTATGATATTTCTCAAATTAAATTGTATACTATTGATATTGAGACTACTTCAGAAAATGGATTTCCCTCTGTTGAGGAAGCACTTGAAGAAATTCTTTGCATTACAATCAAGTGTTTTAATACCAAACAGATTGTTGTTTGGGGTGTAAATCCATATCAAAATACTAGAAAGGATGTGAAGTTTGTTCTGTGCGATGATGAACAAGATCTTCTTATGAAGTTCCTTCAATACTGGGTCAAGAATACTCCAGATATTGTGACTGGATGGAATGTTAATTTGTTTGATATTCCTTTCATCTGCCGCCGCATGGAAAAGGTTTTAAGTGAAAAACATATGAAATCTCTTTCACCTTGGTCAAGGGTGAATACTAACGAAATCATTATTCAAAACCGAAAGTATACTTCATATAGTATTCTTGGTGTATCTACCTTAGATTATCTGGATCTTTATAAGAAGTTTACTTATTCTGCTCAAGAAAGTTATAGGCTGGATTATATTGCTGAAGTTGAATTAGATCAACGCAAGTTGGATCACAGTGAGTTTGATACTTTCCGTGATTTCTATACAAACGGATGGCAAAAGTTTATTGATTACAACATTCATGACGTGGAACTTGTTGACCGTTTGGAAGACAAGATGAAACTAATTGAACTTGCAATTACTATGGCATATGATGCCAAGGTCAACTTTGAGGACGTGTATTCTCAAGTTCGCATGTGGGATACACTCATTTATAATTTCTTGAGAAAGGAAAATATTGTTGTACCTCCTCGTGATTCCGCAAGTAAAGATGACAAATATGCAGGAGCATTTGTTAAAGAACCTATACCTGGACTTTATAACTGGGTTGTCAACTTTGACTTGAACTCACTGTATCCACACCTTATCATGCAATATAATATTTCTCCTGAAACTCTCTTAGAAAAACGTTTCCCTGGAGTGACTGTAGATAAGTTGTTGAATTGCCAAATGGATTTGAGTAATCTCAATAATGCTACTGTCTGTGCAAATGGTGCAATGTATACGACAGAGTATCAAGGATTTCTTCCTAAGATGATGCAAAAAATCTATGATGAACGTACCATCTATAAGAAGAAAATGCTTGCCGCCAAGCAGGAATATGAAAAGACTAAAGATGCTCAACTAGTTAAAGACATTGCCAAATATAATAACATTCAGATGGCAAGAAAGATCCAACTTAACTCTGCTTATGGTGCCATTGGTAATCAATACTTTCGTTACTATAATCTTGCAAATGCTGAGGCAATCACTCTTTCTGGTCAACTTTCAATTCGTTGGATTGAAATGAAGATGAATGAGTATCTAAACAAAGTTTTGAAAACGGAGAAGATTGATTATGTTATTGCTGTGGATACTGATTCCATCTATCTTAATATGGGTCCTTTGGTTGACCGTGTATACGAAGGCAGAAAGAAAACTACTGAAAGCATTGTTTCGTTCCTTGATAAGGTCTGTCAAATGGAACTTGAAAAGTATATTGAAAGTCGCTACCAAGAACTGGCTTCGTATGTAAATGCTTATGATCAAAAGATGATCATGAAGAGGGAGAATATTGCTGATAAAGGTATCTGGACTGCAAAGAAACGCTACATTCTAAATGTATGGGATAGTGAAGGTGTTCGGTATGAACAACCTAAACTTAAGATTATGGGAATTGAAGCAATTAAATCTTCTACTCCTGCACCATGTCGGCAGAAGATTAAAGATGCTTTGAAAGTTATCATGACAAAAACTGAAGAGGATCTGCAGAAGTTCATCAAAGACTTTAGAAGAGAATTTTCTAGTCTTCCCCCAGAACTTATTTCTTTCCCTCGCAGTGTCAATGGACTGAAGAAGTATCACAATCCCAAACAGATTTATAGTAAGAGCACTCCTATTAATGCTAGAGGATCATTGCTCTACAACTATTATATTAAAAAGAATAATCTCACTCATAAGTATCCTCTTATTCAGGAGGGAGAAAAAATTAAATTTATTATGCTTAGAACGCCAAATAAAATTAATGAAAATGTGATTGCATTTATTCAAACGGTCCCTATGGAATTGGGACTTGACAAATCAATAGACTATGATCTACAATTTGAAAAAAGTTTTCTAGAACCACTGAAGACAATCTTGGATAGTATCGGTTGGAAGGCAGAAAAAGTTAATACTTTGGAGGCACTATTTGGATGAGACTACATAATTTGTTTCCTACCCCAGTGTTTGAAACGCAACTTGAACCATCTAATAGATTGGAAATTATCAGATATATTCAAAATATTTCTAGTACTCAAAGTATTGGAGACCTTCATAAACAAGACACATTTGCAGAACTAGCATTTCATATACGAAACTTTGCTCAAGAATGTTTCAATGAAATGTTATGGGTAGATGTCAATCCAATTATTTGTTCTATGTGGTGTAATCGTCTGCCCTCACAATCAGGATTGAAAAAACATTTCCATCCAAATAGTCTACTCTCTGGAGTATGGTATCCTGATTATGTAAATAGTCCTATCATTTTTTATGGACAACAACAATGGATGATGTATCCTAAAACAAAAAATCAAAATGATATTAATAGTATCGCCAAGGCAATGATGGGTGTACGAGGAACATGTTTAATTTTTCCATCTTATTTGCAACATGAAGCAACAAATTGGAATGACGATGACAGACTATCAGTATCTTTTAATATATTTGCTGACGGTATGTTTGGAGATACCACTGAACTAACAAACTTAAACATTAGAGTAAAGGAGTAATTATGAATTTTCTACAAGATATCGTAAAGGAGATCAAAAACGAATACGCTTCCATCGTTGCTGATGGTGTTTCTACAGGTGATTGTACTGAGTTTATTGATACGGGAAGTTATATTTTAAATGCCTTGCTATCTGGATCTATTTACGGCGGCATCCCTTCCAATAAAATTACTGCTCTTGCTGGTGAAACTTCTACTGGCAAGACCTTTTTCTGTTTGAGTATTGTAAAACATTTTCTTGATAGTAATCCTGATGCAGGAGTTATTTACTTTGAATCGGAATCTGCTATTACTAAGCAGATGATTGAGGAGCGAGGAATTGATAGCAAGCGAATGATTATTGTTCCCGTAGTCACTCAAGCTCTTAAGATTGTTGATAAGTTTTTGGAACAGAAACAATCTGATCGGAAACCATTAATGTTTGTGCTTGATAGTCTTGGTAACCTTTCGACTACAAAAGAAATTGAAGATAGTTCTGAGGGTAAAGAGACCCGTGATATGACCCGTGCACAAGTTACTAAATCAGTGTTCCGAGTGTTAACACTCAAACTGGGTAAGGCAAACATCCCAATGCTGGTCACTAATCATACCTATGATGTAGTGGGTGCTTATGTTCCCACTAAAGAAATGGGTGGTGGTTCTGGTCTGAAGTATGCTGCTTCTACAATC